TTTAGTGATGGAATGCCTCTTGGTATCTCTGGTACTTTTAACTTTATGTTCGTATTCCAAGCAGAACATAATATACTCATGCACCCATTCCATATGGCTGGTGTTGCTGGGGTATTCGGTGGATCTCTTTTCTCTGCTATGCACGGAAGTTTGGTTACTTCCTCACTTATTGCAGAAACGACAGAGGAGGTCTCACAGAACTATGGCTATAAGTTTGGGCAAGATGAAGAGACATATAATATTGTCGCTGCACACGGGTACTTTGGGAGACTGATATTTCAATATGCTTCTTTTAATAATTCTCGTTCTTTACATTTCTTTCTTGCTGTTTTCCCCGTGGTTGGCATATGGCTTACCTCCATGGGAATTTGCACTATGGCTTTCAACCTTAATGGTTTTAACTTTAACCAGTCAGTAGTTGATGTTAATGGAAAAGTTATCCCTACATGGGCTGACGTTCTGAACAGAGCAAACCTTGGATTTGAAGTAATGCACGAGCGTAACGCTCACAACTTCCCACTTGACTTAGCTTCAACCGAGGCTACTCAAGTAGCACTTGCAGCTCCATCAATAGGATGAAGCATCAATCAGATAAAATGAGAGCGAGCATCACCAGCTTTGAATTTTGCAATAAAGAAGAAGAAAAGAAAGAAACTGATGAAGAACTTTCTGACTCTGATAACTCTGATAACTAATATCTTTATCATCTCCGGTGTCACTCGACACTGGAGTTCCTCCCATAAACACACCGATGAAATTTCATACACTTTTTCCTTCAATAATAGGTCAGATACAAATTGAAGAATCTGCATTTATAAAAGAAAAATTTGCTAATAAAATAATTAACCAATACAAGGCTTCTTCAGACGAAAAAGCTCCTTGGGCTACGTTATGTAATACATGGCAAACAATTGCAGATGAAGAAATAAACCAATTATTTACTGACTATTTTCAAAAACATGTGTACGCATGGTTTGAAGAATTTTGTTTTCCTAAAGTAGAATTTAAAGTTTCTTCATGGGTCAATGTTCATACATGGGAAAGTTACCAAGAAACCCATTACCATATGGGAGACCATTGTATTTTATGTGGTACATATAATCTTCAATTAAACGAAAAAGATCTTCCTTTAATATTTATAAACGAAGTACCTGATTATCAAGATGTTCTTTGCCAAGAAAATATTCAAGCCGAGCATCAATCGTTAAAAGATGACTCCCGTAAACTACTAAAGATAACTGAAGGTGATTTAATTTTATTTTCTCCACACCAGAAACACTGTGTCCCATGTGCATCAGAAAAACATGATGGATATCGAATAACAATTTCTTTTAATGTCTGTAAAAGGTATGAATAAATTTGTACCGCCTCATTGGAATCCTAATAATATTAAGTTTCCTGATAAAGATATTGATGAAATGATAGGTCTATTCAAAGAGATAGTTCCTAAAGTAAATAGTAATTATTCTAGTTTCTGGCAACGATGTAATCCAGAAGTTAAATGGTTACCTCGTTATAAAACAATTATAAAAGACGTACTAGACAACATGGGAGTAGAGAGATACTCAAATTATACTTTCATGTATTGGGCACAGTTATATTTAAATGACTGTTTACATGGTGTTCATCATCATTTCCATGAAGATGTAGATATTAGCTTTGTACATTTTCTACGAGTTGATAAACCTTTGTTCAGGTTTGTTAATCGTAAAGGAGATTATTACATTCCAAAACAAGAGGAAGGTGATTTACTTTGGTTTCCATCATGGGTATGGCATGAAGTCATCCCTAACAAATCAGATAAAGAAAGGTTTGTTATTGCTGGAAATATAAGTATGGAATATATGACGTGTCCAAATTAACGTCCGTTCATCCCTTATGGGACGCATGACCACTAAGCATGGAACGGGGCTTAGTATATGGAGATAACCATGAAAGTTACTTTCGTATATCGTGGCGTTGCTTACACAAGAATAGTCAAATAGGTGACCAAGGGGAGGTTCGACTCCTCCCTATTCAATCTGGCTAAAGCCCTCTGCGGAGGATACCTTTATGCCGTCGACGGTGGGAAAAGACCACAAATATCAATGAGTCCAATTAAGACTCACAACTTTTCACGTGAAGAGACAAGCAAATATACCTTTACATTTTAGATAAATCATGGCTCATCAGAGTTCCGATTTGACTACCTCGCTAACACGCCAAGGTCAGTCAAACGCTACAGGTGACGCCCGTAATTTGTATCTTAAATTGTTCAGTGGCGAGATGTTCAAAGGCTTCCAGCACGAGACAATCGCTAGAGATATGGTAATGAAGAGAACATTGAAGAACGGTAAGAGTCTTCAGTTCATCTACACAGGTAGAACAACTGCCGAGTTCCATACTCCCGGAAACAGCATTTTAGGAAACAGTGACGGCGCACCTCCAGTCGCAGAAAAAACAATTACATGCGACGAGCTCCTTATTTCAAGTGCATTCGTTTATGAACTAGACGAGACCCTTGCACATTTTGAATTGAGAGGAGAAATTTCCAAGAAGATTGGATACGCATTAGCTGAGAAGTATGACAGACTCATCTTCAGAGCTATCACAAGAGGAGCAAGAGCTGCTTCACCAATCACAAAGGCTAACTTTGTAGAACCCGGTGGAACACAAATCAGAGTTGGTGCAACAACTAACGATTCTGATGCTTATGTTGCTTCAAACCTTGTTAAAGCTTTCTATGAAGCTGCTGCTACACTCGACGAAAAAGGAGTTAGCTCACAAGGTAGATGTGCGGTTCTAAACCCACGTCAGTACTACGAACTTATCACAGATGTTGGAAACAACGGACTTGTAAACAGAGATGTACAAGGTACAGCTTTACAAGGTGGTAAGGGAGTTGTAGAAATCGCTGGAATCAAGATCTACAAGTCAATGAATATTCCTTTCCTTGGCAAGTATGGTACAGCTTTCGGTGGTACTACAGGTAAGACAGCACCAAGTAATCTTGGTTCTCACATTGGTCCAGCACTAGAGAATGCTAATGGTTCTCAGACTGGTATCAAGAACGACTACGGTCAAGCTGCTGAAGTAGGAACAAAATCCTGCGGTCTGATTTTTCAGAAAGAGGCTGCCGGAATCGTTGAGGCTATTGGTCCTCAAGTACAGGTAACATCAGGTGATGTGTCTGTTGTTTACCAAGGTGATGTGATCTTAGGTCGCATGGCTATGGGTGCAGACTACTTAAATCCTGCTGCTGCTGTAGAACTATATGTTGGTGCAACAGCTCCTTCTGCGTTCTAATTGCAAATTTTATACGGGACCTTCGGGTCCCTTTTTTTTATGACTACTCAACTAGCAACCGATACCGAACTATCCGCAGTAAACTCTATCTTGGGTAGTATTGGACAATCACCCATCACTTCTTTAAACCTACAAAATTTAGGTAATCCAGAAATAGCTCTAGTACATAACCTATTAATGGAAGTAACTAAAGATGTACAGAATGAAGGGTGGCATTTCAATAAAGAAGATAACGTAAAGAGATCACCAGATGCTAATGGTAATTTTTTAATACCTAATGACTATCTAAGGTTTGATATTCATGGTGGACTTTACGACAGAAATAGAGACGTTGTTAAAAAAGGTGGAAAGCTATACGACAACGTACACCATACTGATGTATTCACTCAAGATTTTTATTTTGATATTACTTACTTGCGTGACTTTGAAGATATCCCTTCAGCTATTCAACGCTACATAATTGCAAGAGCATCAGTAAGAGCAGCTTCACAAATAGTTTCTAACGCAGACCTAGTTAAACTTCTTCAATTAGAAGAGGCAAAAACATTAGCGACTGCCGTTGAATACGACTGTGAGCAAGGAGATCATACATTCTTTGGATTTCCACAGGAAAGTAATTACAGATCTTATCAACCTTACAAAGCACTTATTAGATAATGGCAAACGTTACACAAACTATTCCAAATTTAACTCAGGGTATATCACAACAACCTGATGAATACAAAGTTCCCGGTCAAGTAAGAGACCTTGTAAATGCACTACCTGATGTGACTCAAGGTTTACTCAAGAGACCGGCTGGTAAGTTTGTGGCATCTTTGAGTGACGGAACAAATAATTCCACTACAAATGGTAGATGGTTTCATTACTATCGAGACGAAAATGAACAGTACATAGGACAGATAGCACAGAATGGTGTTGTCAAAATGTGGGACTGTTTAACAGGAGCAGAGAAAACAGTTGTTAATGGTATAGGAAATAATAATTATTTAACTCACACAGGTGATGAAGATATACAAACACTAACTCTTAACGACTTTACTTATCTCAACAACAGAACTAAAACTGTTGCGATGGACTCAACTACAGAACCAGACGTAAATTTTGGGAAAGAAATTTTTGTCGAGTTGAAATCTATCAGCTATGCAAAACAGTATGCGTTAAACGTTTTTGACAATACTAATACCTCAACAGTTACTACAGCTACAAGGATAAATGTAGAGCTAGTTAACTCTAGTAACAATTATTGTGACTCAAGTTATTACATGAGAACACATGCCAATAGAGGTAATGCAAATAACTATAGATGTGGAACTCAAGCGGGTGATGGTAGGGATGCTTATGCACCTAATGTAGGAACTAGAATATTTAGTGTTAGTACTGGAACTTCACTTACTGATACTGGAGCTACTGGAGGAATACTCAATGGAGGTGCTCAATCAAATACAAACTATAGTTACACAGTAAACATATTTAATGCAGCTAACTCAGGAAGTCAAACTGGTAGAAAAAACTTGTACTTTCGTATAGCTACAACTGGTCAATCAGTACCTTATACAGAAGGTTCTGGTAGTAGCCAAACAACTACATATCAGGCTAGATATACAACTCAGTATGACTTACTACATGGTGGAGAAGGTTGGTTAACAGGTGATTACTTCTATGTATTTATGAAAGATGCTTACTATAAAATAACTATAGAAGCAACCAGTCAATCAATAGTTCAGGCAAACCTTGGATTAGTTAGACCACAACCAACACCTTTTGATACTGAAACTACTATTACTGCTGAAAGTATCCTTGGAGATATTAGAACAGAGTTAATAGCTGGAGGTAATTTTTCTAATTCAGATATAACAACCATTGGTACTGGATTACATATAAAAAGAACGTCAATATTTAATGCTTCTACTCCTGTTGGAGAACTATTAAATGTAGTAGCAGGAAAGGTTCAAGATGTAGGTGATCTACCATCACAATGTAAACATGGAATGGTAGTAGAAGTTGTTAATAGTGAAGCAGAAGAAGATAACCATTTTGTAAAATTCTTTGGTAATAACGATAAAGATGGTGAAGGTACATGGGAAGAGTGTGCTAAGCCGGGAAGGAAAATAAGATTAGATAGATCTACTATGCCTGTTGTTCTTATTAGAACTGCTGACAGTAATTTTAGATTGTCTGAACTAGATGGCTCAACTTACACTATCTCCGGTACTCAGTACTCAGCTCCTCAATGGGATGATGCAATTGTTGGTGATGATGTAACTAACCCTGAACCTTCATTTGTAGGTAAAGAGATCAACAAGATGTTGTTCTTTAGAAATAGATTCGCAATACTTGCTGATGAAAATATAGTTATGTCTCGTCCGGGAGACTTTACAAATTTCTTTGCTAAGTCAGCTATTCAGTTTATAGCTAGTGACCCAGTAGATATAGCAGCAAGTTCAGAATATCCAGCAATACTATTTGATGGAATACAAACTAACACAGGTTTAGTTTTGTTTTCTAAGAATCAACAATTCATGCTCACTACAGATAGTGACGTGTTCAGCCCACAAACAGCTAAGATAAATTCTCTTTCTACTTATAACTTTAACTTCACAACTAACCCTATTTCTCTTGGTACTACAATCGGCTTTTTAGATAATGCTGGTAAATTCTCAAGATTCTTTGAGATGGCAAATGTGCAAAGAGAAGGTGAACCAGAAATAATAGAACAAAGTGCAGTTGTTTCTAGATTATTTGAAAAAGATTTAAAACTTATATCTAACTCAAGAGAAAACTCAGTTATATTTTTTAGCGAAGAAGGTACATCAACCCTATATGGCTACAGATATTTCGACAATATCAGAGAAAGAAAACTAGCAGCATGGTTTAAATGGACTGTTACAGGTACTATTCAATACCATTGTATGCAGGATGATTTCTTATATGTAGTTGTACGTAATAACAATAAAGATCAACTACTTAAATTTGCAATAAAAATGGACTCTGCAACCTTTGCTTTAGCAGAAAATAGAGTGCATTTAGACCATTTAATGTCTACATCTGGTTGGACTTATAACGCTACTACAGGTAAATCAACTAAAGCTAAGCCTGTAGGTTTAGAAAGTACTAATCAACTAGCAGCCTATGATGCAGATGCTGGTGTTAACCAAGGTAGATTTGCAGAAATAACAATAAATGGCAGCAATTTAGAAATAGATGGTGATTGGTCAGGAGAAACTTTTCTAATAGGTTATCAATACACTATGGAAGTAGTACTACCAACTATATATGTCACAAGACAGGAAGGTACTGCATGGAGAGCGGACAGTAGAGCTAATACAATTTTACATAGAGCAAGCTTTGCTTTTGGTCCTATTGGTTTATATGAAACTTCTTTAATTAGATCAGGTAGAAATGATTACAATGAGACATTTGAAGTTGGTTTAGCTAACCAATTTGCAGCTAACACATCTTCAATTGTTAATGACAACGGATTATATTCAGTACCAATTTACGACAGAAATACAAACGTAACTTTAAAAGTTAAATCTACACACCCAACTCCAGCCAACGTTTTATACATGACATGGGAAGGAGTTTATAACAATAATTTTTACACTCGTGTCTAAATACATTCACCCAGCAACATTGGAAGCTGCTCTTCGAGTGGCTTCTAATTTATTACCCGATGACTATAGAGAAGTCAAAGAAGGTCATGGACATGACCCTCTAAACGCATTGGTCGTAGGATTTCATAACTGCGATTCAGTTTATTTCGAGGTACCCAACGGAGAGTTGGCAGGCATGGCAGGCGTCCATAGTAATGGACAGATCTGGATGCTTTGCACACCAGCTATCTATGAATATCCCCATACCTTTGCAAGAGAAGCAAAGAGATTCGTGCAATCAAGAAAAGAAGAGTTACTGTGGAACATTGTTGACGAAAGAAATGTTGTCCATACAAAGTTACTCAGGTTCTTAGGTTTTAAATTTCTTAGAAGATTTCCTTACGGACCAAATAATTTATCCTTTATAGAATTTTGCCATGTGCGACCCAGTAGTAGGTAGTTTCGCGTCGGGTGCAATGAGTGCCATTGGTGGAGCAGCAGAAGCCAGCCAAGCAAACAAAGCAGCCGAAAGAAATTACCAACACAAACTAAAAATAAGAGAAAGAAAGTGGATGATGGACACATCTTTATTTAAAACAAAGAATGTCCAATTTGAAAAAAATGTAAGTGAAATGAATCTAGCAGCAGCTAAAGCTTATAGAGAATCACAAAAGAGTTTAAATGATGTGTTCAGTCAAGCACTGCTAGATCATTCAACAGACTTTAAAAATATGCTTGAAGCAGAAGGAATGATAGAAGCCGGTGCTGCTGAAAGAGGAGTTAGAGGTGCAAGTGTTTCCAAGATGCTGAACATGAACTTAGCTAAATTAGGTATGGCTAATTCTGCACGTAGTAGAGCATTAACTCAGTCACAATATGCCTTCAACCTAGGTAATGAAAGAATAAGAAACCAATTAGTTTCTGATAAAAATACTGAATGGAGCAAAGTTTCTATGCAGCTTGTACCTGACATGGAACCTGTCCAACCAGTTAAGAAGAATGTTGGTCTAACACTATTCACAGGACTTGCAGGCGCAGCCTTCGATGCTTGGGGTTCGTACGACGGTGGTAATAGCAAAATTAGCAATGATGGAGATAACTAATGGCAAAACAAAACGGATACTCATTAACCCCCGGTAAATACGACCCTGTTAAACAGACAGACGTAGTAAGTGAACAAGAGAAAAGTAATCAAAGAATTTTAGATTCAGAACTTCAATTCTTAGAGGAAATGAATGCAAGAGATGATGCTCTTGTAGAAAAGACTAGAAGTGAATGGGAAAGCTTAAGTAACTTATCTTCTAGTTTTAAAGGCTGGCTAGATAAGAAAGCTGAAAAAGACAAGAAAGAAAAATTACAAAAAGGTTCTTATCTTGCTCTTATTACACCAGCTAGTAAAGAAGATATTAAAGCTTTAACAGATAGAGAGAAAGGTCTTAAGGATTCACATTTAAAGATCAATGAAATAGCTAACAGAATAGAAGAAACAACTGGTAGTTTTGAACTTGCTCAACAATTTAGAAATTTATCTGGGTGGGAACAATATGCTTATGTTAAAGCTAGTCTTACAAAAGCAGCTAATAGCTATGGTGACTTTAAAAATGAAGCTAGAAATACTACTTTTATTAAAGATGATAATGGTAATGAAATAGGTTATGACAGTAATCCTAGTGCACCTCAACTAGCACAGCTAAATGCAAAAGTAAGATTTCAATTTGCTGAGCAGTTTATAGGTGTTAATGAAGAATTACTATCAGCAACTGTTGGTACAGAGATTTTAAAAATTGATGCTGCTGATGATGCGGCGGCTGCAAAGACTAGAGATACAAATGCAAAAAATTTAGCGAAAGAAAAAGAGCTTAAGGCTGTTGAGTCTCTATTTACCAATGACCCAGCAGAATCAAGAGCTAATGTAGATGATTGGATAAAATTAAATGAAGGCTTTTATAAAGGACCATCAGGAGCAAGACTTGCTTTACGTGAAAAAGTACGAGATCTAGTTGCTTCTGGCAAACTTAGCTTAATTAAAGCTAGAGCTATGGTTAAACATCTTGAATATCATTCTGGTGATAAAAAAGGAACAACTATAGAAAAGTGGAAAGAGTTTGTAGGCTTTGATGACGACCTTGTACTAGCTAATGCTGAATGGCAAAAGAAAAGATTAGATACAGATACAGCTACTGTAAAAGCTAATGCAGAAGCACTAAGGGAACAATTGAACTCACAAAAGACTGTCCTATCAATTGAACAAAAGAAAGCTTACTTAAAACAAAGGAATGAAGAATTTCCAGATGTTCCATTAAATGATGATGAGCAATTTATTCTCTATGGTTATAGAGATGATGACGCTATGCGTACAATTCTTAAACAAAAAGTTGTATCACATGGAGGTGTTACTGAGCGAGATCTTAAATATGCAAGTCCAACTGTAAGGGATGAATTTGCAAATGACAAAATAGCTGATGGTGATGAAAAAATTACTTCTATTAATTCATTAAGTACTCAAGATCAAAAATTTATCACAGATATGGTCAGTACCAGTGCTAAAAGTACTGGATCTTTGGAAGCTAAAAATCTACAATATTATGCTTTATTAGCTGAAACGGAATCAGTCTATGTTAATGCTTATAACGATGCAATAGAAACTTATAAGAACCCAGAGAAAGCAAGAGAGATGGCACAGACTGCGATACAGACAAAACATTTTAATACCCCGGGTTGGGTAGATGAACATTCAAATTTCATAGAGACAAATGATGATGAAGAATATATAAGAAAATATGCTATTGCACAAAGACAAATGCAACCTGAATCTGGAACTCTTGGAACAGGTGGTTATTACACAACACAACTTGAGGCACCACTAGAGCATAAAGAGAAACTACAAGCTTGGGCTGCTGCTGGTGGAAAAGGTCCAGTACCTTATTATTACCGTGCATTAGCCAATGATAATAATATTATTCCTAGAGAACTAGCTTGGAGACAAGCTTCAATTTTAGGCTATGAAGGTCAGTGGGATGAAAAGGCTGAAGTGGGTAAGTTTAACGTTCCAAAATCAATGATAACGATGTTCTTGTGCAAGCCAACAGGCTGTAAATGGGACAGATTTAAAATTGATGTAGAAGAATTAAATAAAAAAAACAACGACGACGAAGTACACCCTTACGAAGAAAACGAAGACATTGATTAATGAGTAACTGCGGTCTCATTTGAATCTTTATCTTTACTTATTACTACGGTAAACAATGGACGAATTAGAATTTACGCTTGATGCTTCTGTAAGTAACGACGCTCCTATTTCAAATGAAGAAGCTACTAAACTTGCTGATGAAGCAGATAAGAAAGTAGAGGAACGTAAATTAAAAGAAGCATACAGGCTACAAGAACAAGAAATAGCAGATCAACAGATTGCACAACAAAAGGCAGAACTAGAAGACAGCCGAAACAAAGAGAAATGGGGAGTTGGTGAATATACAAAAGAAATATTTTCAGCTCTTGGTGGTGGTATTCAAGATACTGCCTCATCTCTAATAACACTTCCTGAAAGAATAATTGATATGGCTACCGGCGAAATGGCTAGGGAGCAAAAGGAAGGTGGATATACAGCAGAATGGGATGACTGGTTTAAAAATGACGATAATCCTATAGAAACTAAAACATGGTGGGGTGGTGCATTAAGAGGACTAACTCACTATGGAACTTTGGCTGCTGTTCCTGTAGGAAAGATTGGGGTATTAGGAAAACTAGGTACAAAAGCTAGTTCAGTAGTT